CTCAAAATCTAAATCTGAACTAACTGAAAAAGTTGATTCATACTTGAACTATGTTGTTGAAGAATGGATGAAAGAAAATAAGTTAGCACTAGAAAGAGGAATTAAGGGCGAAATCGCTGAAGACTTCATTGGTGGACTCAAAAAATTATTTGAAGACCATTATATTGATGTCCCAGATGAGAAATATGATGTTCTTGAAGACCAAGCTAGTAAGATTGAAGAAATAGAGAAAAAACTTAACGAAGAAATAGAGAAAAATATTGAAATGAATAAAGTTAATGGTTCTTATAAAAGACAAGAAATCATTGATGAAAATTCTAAAGACTTAGCTGATACAGCTAAAGAAAAATTCGATAGTCTCGTAGAAGGCGTTGAGTATTCTTCTGAAGAAGATTTTGCAAAAAAAGTAGAAACCATTAAGGAATCTTACTTTGGGCAAAAAGCTGAGAAGTCTGCTGATTCAGTAGACATAGATGATGTTGCGGTGGGCGGGGAGACTTCTAACGAAGACTTGTCGAATGCTATGGCTGCATATACCAACGCAATTAGTAAAACAAAAGATATGAAAATATCTAAGTAACTAAACAAAGGAGAGAAGAAGATATGTACTTATCGGAAACTTATGAAAAAAAATGGCAGCCAGTCTTAGACCATCCAGAACTTCCTGAAGTAAAGGATAGTTATAAGCGTGCCGTTACATCGGTAATCTTAGAGAACCAAGAAAGGGCTCTTAAAGAAGACCAAGCGTTTCTTGCTGAAACACCTACTAACTCTACAGGTAGTGGTGTAAGTAATTGGGATCCTATCCTAATTTCTTTAGTAAGAAGAGCTATGCCTAATCTTATTGCTTATGATATCTGTGGCGTACAACCAATGACAGGACCAACAGGTCTTATCTTTGCAATGCGTTCAAGATATACATCAATGAGTGGCACAGAGGCTTTATTTGATGAAGCTGATACAGACTTTTCTGGTCGTAATGCGACTGGTTCTGCTGTTGATGGTTTCTCAACTTCAGCTCACTCTGGAACTAACCCTGCTGTCTTAAATGACGGTTCACCTGGTACACACACAACTGGTACTGGTATGAGTACAGCTGCGGCTGAATCTCTAGGTGAAGATTCAGGTAATGCGTTTGCTGAAATGGCGTTCAGTATTGAGAAATCAACTGTAACTGCTAAATCAAGAGCGTTGAAAGCTGAATACACAATGGAACTTGCACAAGACTTGAAAGCGATTCATGGACTTGACGCTGAAACTGAACTTGCTAATATTTTATCAAGTGAAATTCTAGCTGAAATCAACCGTGAAGTAGTTAGAACTATCTACAAAAACGCTGAAAAAGGTGCTTCTGCAAATACTGGAACAGTTAATACAACTAGTGAAGGTATATTTGACCTTGATACAGATTCTAACGGTCGTTGGAGTGTTGAGAGATTCAAAGGACTTATGTTCCAAGTAGAAAGAGAAGCTAATGCTATTGCACAAAGAACTCGTAGAGGGAAAGGTAATATGATAATCTGTTCATCTGATGTTGCTTCTGCACTTCAAATGGCTGGTGTATTAGATTACGCTCCTGCGTTAAACAACAATCTAAATGTTGATGACACAGGTAATACTTTTGCTGGTGTTCTGAATGGTAAATATAAAGTTTATATTGACCCATATTCTGCAAATAACACTGCTAAACAATACTTTGTAGTAGGTTACAAAGGTTCTTCACCATATGATAGTGGAATGTTCTACTGTCCGTATGTACCACTACAAATGGTCCGTGCTGTTGGTCAAGATACTTTCCAACCAAAAATTGGGTTTAAAACCAGATATGGTTTACAAGCTAACCCATTTGCTGAAGCTGGAACAGGGGACGCTGCCGTTATAAACGGAAGTGGTTCTGCAAACGCTAACAGATACTACCGTAGAGTACAGGTTGCAAACTTAATGTAATCTTTACTTTAAATAGTAAACGAATTGGGGTAGAGAAGTCTACCCCTTTTCATTTTTGGGTTCTAAAACTTATATAAATAACTATATAATATTATAAATTATGGCATGTGAGATGATTAAAGAACACGAAATTAACAAACAGGATGACTTATTCATTAAGGGATATTATGCACCTGATGATGTTATAGACCCTGCTATTGCATGGGCTAATACTTTAGAATTGCAAGGTGGTTCTACCCTATCCTCTAGTACTGGTGAATTAGTAAAATGGGATGGTAATACTCATGCTCATAAAGAGTGTGTTGAAACTGATATACTTTGGCCTACTTTAAATGTTCCGGAAGTCCAGTGTCTACTAGATTGGATTCAATTTGCATTAGACCATTATACAGATTCATACCCTATGCTAAAAGAAGGTGGTGCATTTAAAATGGACCCTGGTTTTAATTATCAAGTATATCCAAAAGGTCATGCATATAATGGTTGGCACTCTGAAAGAGCTAGTATAGACTGCACGGAAAGAATGTTAGTCTGGATGATATATTTAAATGACTGTAAAGACGGTGGCGAAACTGCATTTTTATATCAGAAGTATAAAATGAAGCCAGAAAAAGGATTATTATTGTTTTGGCCTTCAGATTTTACACACACCCATAGAGGAATGCCTAGTCATAAAACAGAGAAACAAATATTTACTGGTTGGTATTCTTATGTTAAAAAAGGAGATATATTAGTATGGAATTAGAATTTAAAGAATTACTAGAAGAATATACTTTACACATTGAAGAAAAAGATGTGTTAAATTTTTGGAAAATGAGAAGAAGATTTCCTCATGAGTTTCATACACAGTCACCTAGTATAGAAGTTATAAACTCATATGATGGTGAATCTCAACAGAGAGGAATGTTTGATTCTGAAGGGTATTTGGAGTATTTTAAGATATTAGATTACTATGAAAAAGGTCATACAATTATCATGTCTAATGTTTTTGATTTAACTGAAGAATTAAGGCTGTTAGAAGGTGCAATATCAGATAGTTTTGCATTTTATCCTGTGTATGGTAATTTTTATGTGAGTAAAGAAGGTAAAGGTGGTTTTAAAAGTCATGACCACCAATATGATGTTTATGTAAAACAGATTTATGGTACCTCACATTGGGTTTTAAATGAAACTGAAGATGTTATATTACCACCTGGAGATGTATTATATATACCTAAAGGAACTAAACATTATGTAAAATCAACAGATGGTCCTAGACTATCATTAACAATTAATATGATATAGGCGTAAATTATGAAAATAGATAAAACGGTACACAAGTGGTTATTAGATGGAATGTATGGGGATGAAACTCATATGAGAATGTACGGTCAATATCCTGTAGGAATTAGATTTCATTTGGGTGTCATAGATAATCATGAAGAAATGAAAAAGGCATATGAAAGTGATGATGAGTTTTATATAGATGACCTTATGCGTGTAGAGGTTACTACTAAAAGATTACGAGAATTGAGAAAAACTGGTGCATATATTCACGAAAACAATGAAGCATTTGATTTAGAAATCTGCACACCCAAACCAATGAAAGCAATAAAAAATGACCATTGGGAATATTTGAGAACTAATACCTATTGGGGTAAAAGAGGCCTCACAGTACTAGGACCTTGTGTACATACATATATCCCGGAAGAACAATGTAGTTATGTGTTGTTTTGGAATTGGGTTTATCAAGAGTTTTTATTAAAAACCAGAATAAAAACTGCAAGACCATCATCTACAATAAATTCAGATGATGACATTCAAACAGTTATTATTCCACATGAAGGTTTAGATAGAGAGGTATTGGTAGTTACTTCTACTGAAAACAAGTATAGAAATCACACAGAAGCGTTAAAAGACGCTAAAATATTTATTGATTCTGATTCATTTGGCCCAAAGGTTATTTATAAATAGTACTATGGCAATTACAATTACAGATAAAGCATTAGAAGAATTTGATAGTTATCAAGGCCCTGTAAATAAATACATTCTTTTATATTCAAGAAAATTGGTGTTTGATGATGGTGTTACAATACTTGGGAATGAAATAGGTACAGTAATACCTATATTGGTTTTTGATATACTTAATGTAGGCACTAAACAGCCTGTTTACAATATAGATGGCGATGATACTAGTGGAATTAAACATTATTTGGTTCTAAACAATGAAGGACAAAAAGAATATTTTTATTATTACGAAGAATCTGGCACAAGAAAGGGAAGAAGTGTATCACAAAGTGGTCAAACATCTAGTGATGATAATGAACAACAAATAGGTTCATTAGATTTACATTTAACATGGTCTAATGATGACAATTCTTTTATAGGAAATTCTACTATTGATTATGATGAAATCAAAGGTTTGTTTACAATAGATGTTACACCATGACAGAACTAAATTCACTTACTAGACAACCAACTAAGTTAGATTACGCAGCTGCTACACAGTTTAAGTTTAATATTACTAAACTGCCTAAAGTAGAATTTTTCTGTACATCT